GCGATATCCAATGAGGGTACCAATCAGGATTCTGTAGTATTGACGGATGTATCAGCTTATGATCAACCGCCATATCCTTATGAAAATGATGGCACTGCTGTGACTACTATGTATCCAGGGGGCGCAACGCAATTACCTGGACTAGAAGTATCTGATACAGCATTTTTCACAGGCACAACTATTGGCAATATTTCATACTTGAAAGGTGGCAATTTCCCTTGTGGTTTAATGCGTATAAACACATTAAATTCAGGTTCTGCACCATTAGCAATCTCATTGTTGATTGATTTGGTACCAGGACCACATCGTGGATACATGGCCGAGTCCATGTTGGAGATGTGAGATTGATGCAAGCAGTTGCTGAGAATGCCAAAGAATTAACTTTGGGAGCGAAACTCTTGAAGCAATTAAGAGAGAATCGCGTTGAAGCAATGATTGTAACGATTTTGCTTTATTCAACTGGGATTCTTGAGAAAGCGTACGTTGCAGGCGTCGGTGTTTGCTGATGCAATGCCGTCATGTAAACGGAAAGCGAAGATGTAAAGCTCATGCCCTAAAAGGCAATTACAAATGTATGTTTCATGCTAAGCCAGGGCAGAAGAAGATTTACAGAAAAACGAAGTGATACAAATGTGGGAAATACTGTTTGGCTATGGAATAGAGAAAATTTTCGGAAGACGAACAGCTGCATTTGAGATCGGTGGTGAAATTGTTCAGACGTCAGTTCCTGGAGATGCCTCACCACAAGCAATTGGCAAGGCTACTTTGGAGCCTAGTGTTGATGGCGTTACTAATCCATCTTTGGTTTGTTACGCCCCTGATCCTGTGGTTCACAGGCACAAAATACAGTTAGGTTTCAATCCATTTACTCCTGTATTGGTTGAAGGTGCTCGTATATTAATAGACAAAGCTGGATATGATACAGGTGTTGTAGATGAAAAACGATATTGATATTGGCAATATAGATCAAGAACAACCCTGCCCAGAATGTGGCGAGGTTGCTATTTTAGACGGCGAAGCCCGTATCTGCTTTGAATGTTGGAACAATCTTGTGATCGCAGAAGCAGAAGAAGAATGAAATTCTCAATTTCGGAGGGGGGAGGTCTGGCACCTTCTACAACTCCCCTCTCCACTTAATTCATAAGCCTAGATTATCTCGAGATAATTGGTGCTAGATATGAATATAAGAAACTACGATGAATGTTATACTTGTTTAAGAAGAAGATGTATATGTTTCTGGAAGTAGAGCTATGATTTATCTTAGCTGTACGGAATGTGGCAAAATTGATTTTGATGCACGGTTTGACCTCCATTATACTGGACAATCTTGTTGTCTTCCCCTGGTAGATCAGGAAGTCGAAACTGTTCAGACAGAATTCAGCACTGTCACCAATAATTGGGGCAAGTGGTGTCGCAAGGGTATTTGCGATTTACTCTTAGGTGGCTGTGAATGTAAACCAGTATATCACTGGTATTTCAGACGCATGTCTAAGAAACAATCTTAGACTTTCACCTTCGGTGGAAGAGGCGTGAAGGTGAGAGAAGATAAGTCCGCTTATGTTCGCTCAGTCGTAGACCCACAGTCTTCACAGGGGTGTGTATGGACGAATTCTATTTAAACCGCCTATTACACCCTATTGGGTATGGCGAGAAAGAATTCTAGATCCAGAACACGTAAAATGAAGAATATTGAACCTGCTGTGCAGACAATGTTCGTTCAATATACAGTACCACCAGGTGGACTGACAGACAATACAATTGACATCTCGCAGATCGCGAGTTTGGCTAATCGCAGATTCTACAGACAGGGCCTAAATTGGGCTGTGGCTGGAATTAAAGTAATTACTAATGCTGCAGCTACTGGAAGCATTATTTTACAGAAGTTGCCGAATACCTGGACTATGGCCAATTCTTGGACTAAAGGTTTCAAAACTTGGCAAGAGATGAATAATAAAGCCCTCGATGATAGCGAAAGTGTTCGTGGGCGATTCTTGGACTTCAAGATTTATGCAGACTCTATCCATCATCAAGCGGGTTTCGGTGCTAATCTGTTACCTCGCGACTCGACAGGTGCTGCAGCAACCGTTGGCGAATGGATCCCATCAAAGATTCAAACACCTACTGGAGCCATATCACTTGGATATGAACTCATAGGAGTTGGAGATAATTATCCAGGAGCAGGCGCTTCTGGATTTGATGCAGTTTCCTTGGTTCAAGGTTACGCTAATTCTAGAGCTCTGCCATTGGAGACAGATCCGAATGTTCCTGCAGAGAACACTGATGCTGATGGTGCAACTCCTGAAAATTGGATGACAGCGATATCCAATGAGGGTACCAATCAGGATTCTGTAGTATTGACGGATGTATCAGCTTATGATCAACCGCCATATCCTTATGAAAATGATGGCACTGCTGTGACTACTATGTATCCAGGGGGCGCAACGCAATTACCTGGACTA